TGCGTTGAGTAGTCGCACCCCTACCTTCGGGGGTTAGTTATTTAAAAATTATAATCGTGATGTTTATAAGGCTTATCAGTCATACTCCATCTTCCTTTACCCCAACCCTTACTTGACAAATGTATTCTTTGTATTGGTGCGTTCTCATCACTAAAGTATTCATACTTTTGATTGTGATTATCTGCAAAGTGTCCTGCAAATCCACCTGGATAAAATTCTTGTGGAAATACTATTTGTTTAGTATTTAATCTCTTTACTTCAACTACATTTTGACTTACTTGTCTTACTACTTCAAAAGCGACAACGTCAGTATATAATAACCAACTAATGTACTTTTTAACGGGATATTTAATTCTAGGTCTAGAAGTTAAATATTTGTTTAACCTTACTTTAGCATTATACAAGAATGTGCTAACCTCATTCATTTCTTCTAAAGTAAATTTTTGACATACTTCGCAAAGTTGTTCACAACTAATTAATTTTTTTCTAAATTTGTTTTCCGCAAGTAAAATTTGATTGTTCATAGTTTGTTTGTTTTTGATATAGCGAAGATATGGTATCTTATATACATCTTCCAAACATCTTCCCAACTATTTTTAGACTTTGTGATGAATGGTAAATATCAAGGATAAGCGGTATATCAATCATAAATGAGCCGATTGTCGCTCATATACGGCTCAAAGTTGACTTATAAGGTAACTTATGTGAGCGATAAGTTCTCTATTGGTAAACTTTATGGTATGTTCTATATTGGAACATTGTAACCAAATTGGGAACATTTGCATGAATTTTTCTGAATTTTCATGCATAATGTGTTAAATAGTTAGGGTTTAATATGTAAAATGATGTAATAGAATTAGGCTAGATATGTCACTAATTTTCAAATAATTGTGACATAATTTGTTAATTGTTGGTAGTGATACTACGCAAGTGTTCACATTTTTAAACCTTTCACGTATTCGTGAACATTGTACAATGTGTCATTAAAGTAACATATAAGTATTGTTATGTTACTTTTAAGGCACAAAGTAAACCAATAACTTGACTTTTTGACTTATGTTATACGAATGAGTACCTACCATTGCCTCGCTTAATACTAAAGTTAGACCAAGCCAATGCCAATGCCATAACGCAATCATCGTGAAATCCGCTAGGTGCGGAGTACCTCACCCCATTAGCGGTGAATTGATATTCAAATACTTCTAACTCATTTACTATGACTCCGCTAGGGAATCCTATTCTTGCTTGTTGTATGGCGGTTGCAAGACCTTCCATTAATTGTTGCTTAGATTGACTAGTAAACTTCAAACCTTCTACCATTATCCCCTCTCTTTTTAAATCTTCGGTGATGGGGTCACCTACTCCCGTGCTATCTATTAATATAGGACATCTAGGGAGTCTTTTTATATTCTCCTTAGTATTATGCCAATCCATTTGGAAGCGGTCGTAATAAGCCACGTTACCGCTATTATCAAGACCTATTATCACTGTGTGGTCAACCGACTTAGCAAGGTCAATCCCAAATGCAACTATTGGTTGGTTGCTAATTGGCTTAATGCAATTCTCAATGAATTTGTTACCGAATGGGTTCGCACTATTCTCGCTAGGGTTCGCCATATATTCTTGCTCAAATACAACTTCGGGTAATTGCATCCTAGCCTCATCTATCTCTTGCGGGTCTATGAATGGATTATCATAGCTAGTGAATTTAAAAGATGCCCAATCGGGTTCACCTTGTTTCATAAACAAACTATAAAAGTAGTTCTTTCCTCTAGGAGTTGATAGGAAGATTGCCTTGCCCTTGTAATCGGTAAGGGTAGGTCTTATACTATTTTGCCATCCTTGTTCAAGGTCGGGGATATATGATGCCTCATCTATTATTACTAGATGAAACTTTCTACCTCTAAGATTATCTAAACGTTCCCCCGTGAAAAATTCTACTTGCCCACCATTGGGGAAGTCTATTTTAAGGTCGGACTTATTCTTAGGCATTTCTAGGGACTCGGTTAGCTTACTAAAGAAAACCTTAGCCAATCCATAAGTAGGGGTTATATAAGCAACGGAGTAACCTTTAACGGCATATGTAACGGATAGTATTTGAGACAACTCCGATTTGCCAAACCTTCTACCGCACATTACCACCCTAAAACGTTTGTCACATTCTAGGATTCTTTGTTGATTCTCGTGCGGGTTCGGTAGAAATATTTGCATTATAAAATGGTTTTACCATCTACAAAGATAACCTCTATTTTATTATCCGATTTAATATCCATTTGTTCTTTAGGTTTACCATATACTCTAGTAAGTAAAGTCTCTATTGAATATAGGCTACCTTTCTTCATAGACTTTAAGATAGCATTAGAGATAGTTCTTTCTAATGCGGTTGCTTGTTCATCTTCCGATATTGAGTTTAATTGGTTCTCGGTCATTGCCATTAAATTTTGTAACGTATCGTTTACTTCGGATAGTTTATACCCTTGTTCAATTAATAAACTAACATATTTTCTAGGTCTCCCGTTTGGATTCCCCGATACTCCCTTTGGAAATTGGTATTCAATAATATCTTGTGCTGCCATTGTGCTGTTTTTGTGTTGTTTATTTATCTAATTTAGATTTAAAATGTTCACAAAGTTTATCCATCTTACCAAGATAATATGTCATAAAATCCTTGTACCCTTCATTATCTTGTTGATAGTTAATGTACAAAATACCCCTTAATCTTTGTGATGGGGTTTTGTTAGATTCAAGGTCGGTTTTAATATTATCTAGTGTATCAAGTTCATCTTGTTGAAATGACTCTTCTTTGATAGCTATATAGCAAAATCTTTGGTTAAGTTGGAATACTTGTGCTAGGTCATTTGGTGCTAGTTCTTGTGTTCCGAAGGTAACTTTAATAGTTTTATCCTTCCTAGATGTAAGTCCTTCTATTTGTGCGGGTAGTATTATCATTTGCCTTGTCCTCTACTTGGTTTTGGTTTAGGGGAATGTTTGTTATAAGATTTCTTTGCTTGTCCTTTTTTTCTTTTGCCGAATGATACTTTGGTTGCATCGCTTTTACCTTTTGCCATCTATTTTTTCTTTATGTTTCTTTTTTAAAAATTCCATATGTGTTTTAGTATCCCCCATTACAATATGACAAAGTCTACATAGTGCCATAAGATTCTCAATCGTATCACCTATTTTAGTTCCCCCCATACCTCTAGCCTCTATATGATGAATATCAACGGCTCTTGAACCACATACTTCGCAAGGTATAAACTCATCTAGTATGTAACCAAAATGGGAACAATATACTTTAGTATGATTCTTCAAATTTTACTCCCCTTGCGTTTGGTAATGCGTTTACTTGTATTATAACATCGGGATTATTATCCGTATGTATTTCAATATTTAATTCACTTATCTTTTTTACTTTCTCTCTATTAGAACCCATTGCATAAACTCTATCACTTGGTATATGTAGTTCTCTAGCAACGTTTAACATATCGGTTTTGCTATGCCTAGCGGATATTATATAAACCATATTACCTACTTGGTAGTCTCTTAATGCTTTTTCTTTACCCGCACTTGTACTTAATACTCCATCATAATCGTAGCTTACTTTTTTAGCCGACATTTTACCCCCTGCTAATATCGCTGCCCAAACTTCCGCAGCTTTTTCGTGAGTGTCATAAATACAAGCACCCATTCCTATTCTATAATTTCCGTTTGAGCATTTAAATATTGGCATTGTCTATCAATTTATTATAAATAGCAAATCTCTTATTATTTATGTCCTCTAAGTTAAACTCTTTATTGCAATAATCGTATAATTTCTCCCCATATTCTTTTCTAGCTGCCTCATCATTAACTAATAACTTCATCCATTTGTACCAATCTTGTTGATTGTTTACATAACATACTGGCATATTCTTATAAGGGTGAACGTTGCTAACTATGGCGGGGTTTTTCTTTGATGCGGTTTCTAAAACCTTTAGGTTTGATTTCATTGAACCAAACTTATTGTCTACTAAAGGGATTATACTTATATCCGAATCCGCATAAGCACCCATATATTTTGTTATTTCGGCATAGTCATAAATGGTAGGATTCAATTTTAAACCATTGGTAAATACTCCTATCATTCTATCCCAAACTTGTTTCTCCCCTAGATTATAACCCGCAATGATTGTACGAACGGGGAAGTTTATTTTCTTCATTGGGTTTCTTAATATATCTAAATCGGGAACGTGCGTACCGCTACCCGACCAAAACAATCTAACTAAATCCGATTCTAATTTATTATCGTGAAATTGTTCTTCGCCATAAGGAATGGCATTAGGAAGTATCTCAACGTTTGGGTTGTATTGATATATCTCTTCGGCTAATCTTTCGTGAGTACAAGTACATAGGTCGGCTACCCTCATATATTCTACTATAATGTCACTTATATTACTTTCACTATATCTTTGTGCTAAAACGTGAGATGGTGGTAATTTCCAATAATCATCATTATCTACTATCAATTTAAAGTTATATTTAATTTTCATCTTGACTAATAGTTTAGCATCCGTTGAAGCTAAGAATCTATTAAATAAAACTATATCATAATTATTATCAAACACCGCTTCATTAATAGTATCGGTAATAAGACAATAGTCTTTACGCATATTAACCAATGGCATCATAATTCTATGATAACCAACTCCGCTAAATTTATTTGTAATTGCTAAGATTCTCATAAAGGGATATAATATGCTTTAGTTCCATTTGAATAATCGGATACATTTTTAGTATGTAAATCCCAAGTCTTTTTTACTAAATCCATTTTATTATATCCATATGCATCTATACCATTTTGCTCTATATGACTAGCTTTTATAGATGGAATGTATTTAGTATGTAATCCCGATGCTCTAACTCTTGTGCAATAGTCTAGGTCAATTGCTCCATATGGGTCTAGTTCTTCATTGAACGCACCTACTCTCAATATCACTTCTTTACTTATAGTAAAATTACCAATCAAATCTAATGAGTCACCATTGAATCCATCTAAAGGTATTGAGCATATTCCTATTGTTTTATCTTGCATAAATTCATTTCTAATTTGTAACCAATTGTCTGGCTCAATTATATCATTTCCCATTATAGTAACATAATCTATTTTGTCAAAATTTATAAGCCTTAACCCTTTATTGATTGCATTAGCTATTCCGTCTTCATTCATTAATAATTTAATGTAATTTATATTTTTTCCTGCTCTTTCTATATTATTAGAAAGGGTTTCGCTATTTCTATTTTCATAATTTAAATATATTATTGCATTCATCGTGGTGTATTTTTGCCTAGTTCTCTTGCGGGTACACCCGCATATTTTGTATATTCTTTTGATACCCCTTTAAAGAATGCACTTGCTCCAATCATACACCCTTCTTTTATATGTGCGTATTGATGCAATACGGCATTTAATCCTATGTTTGAATTTTCTTCAATTATAGAATGACCGCCAATTTTAGCACCACAACTTATTGTAACATTATTAGAAATAATACAATCGTGTCCTATATGTGCGTGTTTCATTATAAAACAATCATTACCAATAATTGTTCCTTCCCCATCCGTACAACCATCAATAGTAACTAATCCCGTTATTTTATTATTATTTCCAATTATAACTTTAGACCAAGGATTATCCCAATGTTTTTTATGTTCAGGTGGTGAACCTATTATACAATAAGCACCTATGTAATTGTTGTCCCCTATTTCAACATCTTCATAAATGATAGCGGTAGGATGTATGTAATTAGCCATTTGCTTTAGGTTTACGACCTCGTTTCTTAGGTTCTTCGGTTATAAAAGTTATTATAGTTTCATCTTCTTTTTTATCAAACTCTAGCAATGGCAAAGTTGTATAGTAGGTATATAATCTCATTACCATTTCCATACGACAAGACCCGCACCATATTGTAAGGACAAAGGTAGGGTTGAGATATTTCCTATATATATGCTCATACATTCTAAGTATATCTAAATCTAAGTTTCTTACATAACCACTTAGTGCGGTTTCGTAATTATTATAATGTTCTTTTAAAAATGCTCTATGTTCTAGTTCCATATTTTATAAATTAAAGTTTCTAATATTGGTGCTATGAATCCCGATATAAATAATACACTTGCTATGTTAAGGATTAATTCAGGTGAGAAATATAGTACGACCGCAACCCACGAAGCCAAACAACTTCCACAACTGAAAGGTTTGAAATTGATTTTCCATTTGATATGAAGGTTGTGGATAGTAGTAAAAAATAATGATGCACAGACACTTGTTATAATTATTTGAATCATTTTCTAATATGTTTTTTTAGTTCGTTCTTAGTTTGTTTTAAAGTTCTAATTATTGACATATAAGGTATTCCCGTTTGCCTACTTAATTCTTTTGCATTCTTATTAAAGTCAAAAGTATATAGTCTTAATATCTCTTTTTGATACCAATGGAGTTTTTCTATTCCTTGCTCCATAACATCAATGACATTATTTTGTAGCTCTTCGTGTCTATCCTTTTCTACATATTCGGTATAGTTTCTATACTTTTTCCAAAATTGGCTTCTATCCGATTTTATCATATTAAGCATTGTCCTAACAATATAAAATCTTATTTCATTCCTTTCATATAATCCAAATAATTTACTTTCTTCCATTTCTAATAAAACTAAAAAGACTTCAACTTTCAAATCATATTGCAATTCTTCGGGTTGCATCTTTGCAAATGCTTGATTTACTTCATCATTTAACCAATATTGCTCTATAATTTTATTTTTGTCCATTCAACCAAAGTAGCTTTTTTTTCTACTTCGGTACAAATATAAACAATTCCACCACATTTGTGTATATCATTTAACCTTTCTTTTTGTTCAATGCTTAACTTGTCTCCTAATTTTTTTATTTCTATTGCTACATAAATACCTTTGGATGTATATCCTTGTAAATCCGCCCAACCTTTTTCAATTGTTCCTTTTCGTTTGCCATAAGGAATATTATTAACTCTATTAAGCCTAAAACCTATATATCCTAAATTTGTTTTTGCCCATTTAGTAAGGTCATTTGCACTTATGTCCAATTTATATTTTTTTATATTTATTATCAATTATCATTGGAGTGGTATTAATCCATTTAACCGAGTGATGTATTCGTGGATTATTTGAGTTCATCATTGATACTTTTACATTTGATGGGTTATACATTACCGAGAAAAATGATTTTACATAAGTACCATTATCTTTATACATTTCCGTTAAACCTTTCTTTTCTCCTTGTGTATCTTTTTGGTCTAATTGTATATTTGTAAATGTAAAAAATATATCCCCTTTACTCCCTAAATTTACATAGGTAGTTACATCTTCATTCATTCTACCAAGAAATTTAAAAGGTCTATCGGTTGAGCATAAGAAAGAGTTCATTGCTTTTCTTTTTAATTTTATACCACTAAACCCTCCTATATGGTCACCCCCTTGTGAAAATGCTATTGTCTTTATATTTGTAGATTTATAAAAGTTAACCATTAAATCAAATACTTTATCTAAGTTTTTTATAATCTTAGCACCGCTTTCATATCTATAACCAAAATAATAATAATCATCGCACATTATATAAAAATACTTTATGCCATTTTCTTTTGCTAGGTCAAATATTTTATTAGCGGAATACAATGTACTTCTTAAATCATTAGTATTATCTCCCGAATCCATTTCTTTTGATGCTAATTCTTTATCAAAAACTAATAATTCATCTCCATATTTTATCTTATAATCATTTAATGTTTTATCTAAACTATCGGCAACTAAATATATCTTGCCCGTATATCCACATTTTCTTAATGTGTTATATGTCCACATTTTATCGGGTCTTCCGTGAACCATTATAAATATAGCAAATTCTTTATTCTCCATATTCTTGTAGGTATTGGTTTCTAATTTCATCGCATAGTTTCACATAGTTTAATTGAATAGCTTTCTCAAAATCAATAATAACCAATGCCGATTTCTCCATTAGTTCTTGCATTTCTTTATTTGAATGAGCATAATATTCGGCAATCTTTTCATAATTAAAAA